AGTCTGAGAATATAATGTATCTTCTGTCAATTCTGCAAGTCTCAACTTAATTACGTCTGGATCGTGGTCTCGAAATACTTTCTTGACTGCTTCATCGTCAGTTAACAGTCTCTTCAATACCAATGGATATCTTTCATTTCTTCCAAGATAACCTAGAACTGTATCTTTGAGTCCGTAATATTCGAGTGACGCCAAGAAGTCCTGTCCTTTGGTCTCGAGCAGCCTTTGATATTCAAATTTATCTTTCTCTTCTGGAAATGACAGGTCGAGCCTACGGTTATTCTCGAGTTCGATCTCGCGGTTCTGAATATCAGTAATTTCACGCTTATGACGTTCAATTTCGTCTTTCCAGTCACGTTGATCTAACCGATAATTGGTGTATGCCTCGTAGTCAACTTCATCTGAGTCTTTCTTCTTGAAATGTTCTGGCTTGAGATCCTTATACTTATTGACTATTTCTTCGAGCTCTTTGATCCTCTTATCCCTTTCTTCAATTTGAGCCTTATGCTTAGAACGTTCTCTAATGAATGCATAGTCTCTCTTAGAAATTCGGGTATTCTTTCCATTCTCGACTGGTTCTTTATCTTTAACCTGAGTCTTTACCTTCTGCGGTTCCGGTTCATTACTCCCTACTTCGCTTTCCGGTTGAATGTCGTCGGCTTTAACATCTTCTTCAGGAACCTTAGCCGTATCTGGAACCTGGGACTCAATTTCTGGTTCAGCTTCAGGTAATGAGTCTGCTGCTGTTCCTTTAACTGCGTCCTTGCTGTCATTACTATTAATATATCGTAATGCTTCTTCTGTAGTCATTATTCTACCTCTATCTCGTTCTTAACCGTGAACGGTACGTCTTTGAATTCTATTTAATAACCAGTTAAATACTTCTGACAGTTCTGCCAATACTTGGGCTATTCAATAAATTAGCCATTTCATCTGGGTTAAGATAACGTCCATAATAGTTATTTCCCATCTTTATGATAGCCAAGTCATCATATGGGTCATATGAAATATCGCCGACCCAAGATGACGACTGAGTTATATTTCTACGTGGTTCGTCATCATACCAGTATTTCGGGTCTTCAGCTTCCCTACGTTCTGCTTCTTCCATCAATATCTGATATGCCAATGGGTTACCGGAATTCATCAAAGTATAATAGTCCGGTAATGTAGTGATGTCTAGCAATGCACGATGTTCTTCTGGTGTCTGTCTTTCTGCAGCTTCTCGTTCACCGCCTTTCAATATGTTATTACCGAGACCTTCACCCTGAGTTATACTAAATTCCATATACTTTCTCCATCATTTCATTGGTATTCTTAACCTGTTCGTTATATACCTTCTTGGCTTCAATTTCGGTCTTAGCCATGTCGTTCTGAACCTTAGCTTCGTCGATAACGTTCTTATTATCAATTTCACCCTGGTTCTGTTGAAGCTTAAGCAATTCGATATTGACCTTATTCTGTTCAGCTATCTTGAATTTCTCAAAGTCGAGAGCACGCTGTTCTCTATTCTCCATTAACGATATTTCAGCAGTTCTTAATTTCTCTTTAAGTTCATTGATAACCGCATTGGAATTCTCGAGTTCTTCCATCGTCTGGTCTAATGTGACCTTCATCTGGTTGAGCTGATGAATTGCTGCAGGATCTTGAATATCAGAAGTGAATTTGACGTCTGCAGGTAAATTGGCGACGATATTCTTAGAGAGTTCTTCAGAAATATCATCCTTCAACGTATCAGCAAAGTACTTGGCGATGATCGGCTTCATATTATCTGGAATGATAGTAGATAATGCTGTCAATTCCTGACGAGCCTTCATCTGACGAGTAATGACGTGAGGACCGTTCTCGAGGCTGAATTTAAGATCCTGACCGCCGTTAATTAATTCAATTAATATAGAACCGATAGTCTTGCATGCAGAATATGCATTATTATAGTAATTGGCCGTATTGCTTTCCTTAGCTGCTTCCTGTCTCAATATTTCAGTAGCAGTCTGTTCTTTACGGTCTGTAATACCAGTTAACGGAATTCCCATAACGTCTTCCATCAACGTTCTACATGACTGAATAGTAGCCTGTAGGTCACCGGTCTGATATGCTTCAGTTAACGGAACCGGCTGATGTTCACCTTTCCATAATACACACATTGAGTCATCTTGGTCAGCTTCTGCATAATATTGCTGAAGACCGCTAATTGCGTCTACATGAATAAGATAATTGGCCTTAGATGAACGACCGCATCTTTCAATTAACGTAGAATATGCAATATTGGCACCGAGTTCCAAGTCAAGTGTCTGTTGAACTATACCGTTATAGTTAATTTCATTATTCTCAAATATTTCATTACCGGCAAGACGAATAATTGGAATATAAGATATCGGTAATACTTCTTCCTGAACGATAGTGTCGCAACATATCTTATAGTATTTGACGTGATCTTCTTCCTTAACGTAATATGAAATGACCGCAACAGAGTCAGGCGGAATATTCCATTGGTTAAGACCAGTCAAATTCATAATTCCTTTATTGGACGGATAACCCATCGGTAATACGTCTTCACCATAAAGCCTCTTTGCTTTACGGATAGAAATATAATTGACGATAGCGCCTTCTTCAGCATCTGAACCGTCAACCGTTACGCAAGTCGGATCCATTGCGACGCCGGTAAGGTTCTTGACTGACTCAAGAATGATCTTTGGTTCGCCGCTAAATTTATCGACTTCAGTAGTAACTACTACGAACCCATAACCAGTCAATACCGCCTTTCTGAATGCGTCCATCAATACGGCCTTATTATCTGAGTCAGCTTCGACAGTATCAATAAGTTCCTGAACGTCCTTATATTCAACTCGGTTATCCAGTTCTATATGATAAGGTGAAGCCGAGAACGGTGAAGCAATTGCATTGCACATAACGTTCCAGTTATTGACTGAGAGGTTAACCCTCTGCTTTCCTGGACGATATGTGTTGATGTTATCTTGGGTCCAGAAGTCGCCAGAATAAAGTCTTAAGTCTTCTACTGCCCTAGTCAACGTGTTACCGTAACGGTTACATGACTTCTTTAAGAATTCTGCACATTGAGTAATAATTTCTTCCATGTTATAATTTCCTTAGTCTCTCTTGATATCGTATTCTACATAAAGAATGCAACTGGTAATTGCCGGATGATCCTCGTCTGCATACTTTGCATATATCTTAAGAGGAATATAACGGTTATTTAGCCAGCAACGTCTATTCTTCAGAACTATTTGAGGTTCAGTTAAGCTAATTTCTCTGAAATAAGCAGAAATTGGCGCATTAGTCTTTAATGTGGCGCTATCATTAGAAATTAAATATTCATTGACGTTCGGATCAATTGCACCCTGTTCATAATACGGTTCATGTTGATAATTATGACGGTCGAGCATTGGACTATAGTAGTCGTTCCATGTAGTCGGCCAGTATTGAACATGAATATTATCTTCATTATATTTATCGTTAAGATAATATCTAGAAGAGAAGATGAACTTATAGGTCTCATGAACCCTAGCTGTACTGTCACCGGTCAAATTGAATAATTCAACGTCTATATTATATCCGGATGGAATATTGACGTAGAACCCTTCGAAATTGGAATTGCTGTCACCGTTCTTCCAGTCAGTAGAAATATCTTCAGTAGTGGTGAAATATACGTTGAATGTCTCATCATCCTTGGTGAAATTCAATATCGGGTTAGGATATGTCTTGGTACTGTCATTATACCATTCTTTCTTCTGAATAATTTCAGTAGCCATCATTTCCTTATTCCATTTGGCGAGCTTGAATGTTCCAGTATTTCCAGAATACTTATATCCGTGGTCAAATTCATTTACCTTGATGTCAGTATCTTCATCTATCGTAATTGGGTCTTCAACCTTACCGATATTATTTCTCCATATAGTATTAACCGTTAAGAATACTCCAGGAATACCCTTGATGATATTCTGCCGTTGAACGTGCAGCCTTCAAATATGTCAGAAATAACTCCTTCATTTCCTGTAGATATAACGTCATGAATGGATGAATTCTTACATTCAATTTGGTTACCGGATAATGTAGTGTCAATATATGAATTGAATATTTCAATATTAGAAGACTCGATATAGACGTTACCGTTAATTTCAGAACTATGAACGGTCATATTATCACATTCAATATCATTATCGAAATGAACATAAGAGTCATGAATTTCATATGTCGTCGCGTCGCCGCCGGACGGTATAGTTACATTAGAATTAATAATTTCAACCTTGAACGGTTCGCCCCATAACGATAATGTTCCGTTGAAATTATTTAACCGGATGGTGTCTTTAATTTCAATATCAAAGCTACCGGTTACGTTATTCAATTCGAAATTACCGTCATTAATGACTAAATTGGTAGTTGCCGTTCCGTTGAAATTATATACCTTGCCAGCTGAATATGCCGCAACCGGACCTTCATAACCCTGATGGTCATTATTGACTAAGCCCATTTCATTACGGATATATGCCCAGATATCAGTATATTCTTTCCAGTCATTTATGTCCAGAACACAGTTAACATATGTATTTAACGTATAGCTATTAACGATGTCATTGAACATTTCCGGATATAATTTCATGTTCTTTAACGTGATATAATTTCCAAGAACGTGTTCACCTTTAAGTATAACGTTATCCAATTCGAGGTTATTCCATACTCCGTCAACTATATTTACTGTAATATCCTTATATGACGTGGTCCATTGGTTATATCCGCCAGTTCTTATAGTAATTTCATTAAAGTTAATTGCACTAGACGCATTGGACTCGATATCGATATTACTTACGTCTAATGTAGTATTGGCGTTCTTGAAATGAGGAATTCCATTATATTCTGACTTAATTTCATTGGATCCGTTATCATTGAATATAGTTCCTTCAGAAATATCTATCGGGTTAATTGACTCAATTCTGATATTCGAGAACGTGAAATATGGATAGTCGTCAGAACCGTTGAAGAACGGTCTCAAAGACTCGTCATTGCAATATGTAATAAATTTCTCAAGTCTGGTAGATATATCGACGTCTAAATTATCCTGTGGAAATATACCGAAATGTCTACTGTCGCAGTGTTCAGTCGGACGGTTCATTATCCATCGTCCAGTCAAATTATGACCTTGAATTATTGAACCACCGTTATCATTATCATAAGACTCAGCATTCCAGATATATGTTATAGCTTCCTTATCTCCGGCTTCGTTATATCCAAGAAGAATAATTGACTTAATACCGTCTTCAGATGACGGAATATCTGCAGCATCGATGTTCCTTAAAGCATCAATATCGGTGATGACCGTAGAACTATTGGAAATTATATTATTATCATATTCGTCAATATTATCTACCGTATATTGAAGACTCCATTTAGTATCGTCATTAATATCAATTGCTTCTTCGATATTATCGCTGAACCTTCCGTTGCCGGTATACTTATAGAAATAAGCCGTTACGTCCGTGTCGATAAATACCTGATGAGATGTTCTACCGTATAGGTCAGTCAATATCGGGTTATTTAACCTGGCCTTATCTCTCGTATAGATGTCCGCAACCGTATTTCCATTGAATACGTTGAACATTACGCAACCGTGTAACGGCTTACCCTTAAGGTCAGTATATGTGTCGTGGTTATCGAAATTTCTGAACATTTACTTATTTCTCCTTATAATACATTCCACGTGCAATTAAGTCGGCGATCGCCGCATCCATTCTCTTCTTATAGTCAGCTTCTTCCTGACTTTCTCTTTGCTTCTCCTGAATATATTGGCCGATAACCGGAACTCTATTCAATATCTTGCCGCGATTATATAATTCTTCACCGATACGGTTACTTATATTCTGCGCCATAATATCTCTAGAAATAGCATCTCCTGCGGTTCGAATACCATAAGAGTCCATAATTTGCGACTGAGGTTCCCAAAGCTCGAACGCCATTCTAATATATTCACGGTCATCATCGTTCAATTTGATATTCTTATGAGCCTTCTCCCAGTTCGCGATCTTATCGTTATATGTCTTTCCAGGTTGATAAATTACGCCGAGGTCTTTATCGCCTTTACCGGTCATAACGTTCTTTAACAGTAATGAATTTCCGCCGTCATGACCGCCAATCTTATCTTGAAGACTTTCTCTACCTTTATATGACGTTCCATAAGACTTGGCGATCGGTATATCTTCAATTGGAATATCGCCGACTCCGCCTTCGTTATATTGCTTTCCGAGCTTAGCCTTATCGATATATGGTTGCTTTACTTGCTTACCTGTCTTTATCGTAGGATCGATGAATTCATTAATTTCCTTTCCAGCACCCTTTAAATATCGTTCAGCCATTCTACCAGTCATACCTACTGCATAAGGTGCGACCATATTGGTTATAGAACCGGTTATTGCACCAATTGCCGCATCTTTAGGTTCCTTATCAGCTAAAGCCATATCTGCTACGTTCTCAACTGTCGGTGCAATTCCTGCGGCCATTAAGCCAGCTTTAACTGGACCAAAGCCTTTCATAATATAGCTAGCCGGTATAGCATATGTTGCATCTCTAATTACGTCAGAAGCAATTTCACCATCAGTCGGGTTCCTGCCTTCTACATATGCACGTTGCTGCGACGGTGTGAATAAGTCCATATATATGGCCTGAAGATCTTCTTTAAGTCCAGACATATCATCTTTCCCGTGAAGAATATCATAACGGTCCTTATATGTCTTCTCAGCACGCATCTGTTCTAATAGTTCTGGTAATTCCATACCCTGTTCATCAGCTATAGCCTTTACTTTAGCAACCGGTGTATTATAGAATTTATCGTCAGATGACCAGTCCTTACCAAGAACCTTATTTAAATTCGGTGTCGGGTTAGGAATTTCACCTCTCATTATCTTGGATGTGTTAGCCATCTGGTTAGCACGGTTGCCCAATACATCATAAATTTCATCAGAATTCAATACCAGATATTTCTGGATGTCATTTCCAGAATTTAATTTATTAATATCTGCTATCATTCTATCAAGAATTTCCTGAGATAATGGATCCTGCTTATATACCTTCGGATATAATTCATTTAGTTCTTTAAGTACATTCTCTTTCTTAATGGCCATATATTACTTTCCTTGATATATTAATTCCTTACCGTCGACTGACTTAATGAATGAACCTTTAATTCCGGCTTTAACCAGTTCTTCATTAGCTTCTTTAACTATCATGTCTTAGCTGCATCATGTGGTGCACTCTTAAGTTCTTCAACCTTTCTGTTCTTGATGTCATTTATGGTCTTATTCATCTTAACTTTATTATCTGCACCTTTCTTCTTATCAGCTATCAATTTATCGATCTGAGCAACAGTATTATTAGCTTTGGTTCTATACCCACGTGTCTTGGTCTCGGTGTCCTTGGTAGACTTATCGATAGCCATATCAGATATTTCCTGAACCTTATCGCGAATAGCAGTTAATTCTTCGATAGAATTATTCTTATCGAACTTGATGGCCAGTCTCTGTTCAATTTCATTATCGTCAATTACGTCAGCCTGTGGCTTGCCATCTGACTTAATGTCATTTACATTAACCTGAGACTTATTATCGTCTTCATTACCCTTAACTAAGTCTTCTGCAGCCTTAATTCCTTCCGGCGTGTTCCTTAATTGAGCTAAGATATAGTTCTTGGCGTTATCATTCATTCTCTTGGACTGGTCATCCGTTAAAGAAGAACCTTGAATTACCAAGTCGTTATATTGCTTAACTAGACCTGCAATATCCCTAGATGTTGCATTCTGCTTAGTCTTACCGGCAATTGCCATCTGGTTCTTACGGTTCAAAGCATTCTCATAAGAAGAAATAACGTTCTGAGCTATCTTATCTAAGCCGGAACGGTCACCCTTAACCGTATAGTCGAACCTTGCGGCTCTATAACCCGGCTGGTTCTTCATTGAATATAACTGAGCTTCGAGTTCTTCAATTTCATTATCAAGACGTTCACGTTCTGAAATATTATTAACTGCACCCTTATTGACTAAGGCGTCATATAGGTCCTTATTCCTGTCGTTCGACGGTTCTCTTTGGTTGAATTCTTCAACGGTTACGCCTTCAATATCGTCATGAGGTAAATATTCCTTATTATCTACATATCCGCCCATCTTTGCGCGTGCGATCTGAGCAGGTGAATTTAGCGGGTTATAGTCTTTCATTTCATTACGCTTGCGTTCAATTTCTGCATCTCTCAATACCTTTGCACGTTCAATTTCAGATAACTGGTCAATATATCTCTGCCAGTCCCTAGGATCGATATTATCCTGAGTCTTGCCTTGAGCTTCATTTAAGAGTTCTAAATATTCATTGGTTCTCATTTATACTCCTTCTTGATAATTGAGTAATGCACGACGTCTCTTTGCTTCTTGCAATTTCTTAAGAAGTTCATCATATTTATCGTCGTCATCCTGGAACGAACGAAATACGCCTTGAATACCTTCATTAATTGCCTTACCCATATCGCCTACATAACCGGCTTCTCTCTTTGCACGTTCATTAACTTGGTTAATTGCCGCGTTGACTAATGCGCCGTAATTGATATTATTCGGGTTATAAATTCCATTTGCCATATTCAATTCCTCCATTAATATAGGCTAGCCATGCTGACCGCATACTGGTTAGACGTTCCCAATTTATCTGACTTAGCCTGCATAAGGTCTCTCATATACTGGTCTTGAGTATTGAGGTAGTCATTTGCTAAGTTACCGTATTGCTGCAACTGATATTGCTTTCCTTCACGTTGAGCATTTAACTGTTCCTGCATTCTGGTAATATAGTCAGAATATTCCTTATATGACTGGTACGGTCAATATTATATTCATTCAACGCGGTCTTATAGAGTTCATCTTCCTTCTGAGCAACTGCCTTGGCTATAGCATTAGCTGCGCCAGTAGAATGACCCATTGCCTTTCCTGCTGCCGTGTTCTGAACCGTAGCAGCTGTATCACCAATAATTTGGTTATAATACGGGTTCAAGAAGTCTTCTTTGGTCTTATCATATTTGGACTCGAACGAACCGTATTTATCTAAGTCAAATACATATTCATCCGGGTCATATCCCTTCATAAGGTCTCGATATGTAGAAATATCTTCCTTATTGCCTAGACTTTGACGTGCTGCATAATATTCATCGATGTCCTTAATTAAGTCATCATATTGAGACTCAGTAATTTGCTTCTGTTCAAGTAATTTCTCTGCGGCCTTTCGTCTGGCTCTGCGTTCTGCTGACGCCTGGTCAGATGCGGTCATCGCGTTAACTGCGGTGCCGACTAGACTTGCGAATGCTCCGGCGATATCCATAAATTGCTCTCCTTTATTCTAATTCTTTCTCTTTAATGTCAATATTCCGAACCCGTTAACATCTTCTGGTAATTCACATGATAACGTAGAATTTCTTACTTGAATTATATTTCCATCGCTACATTGAATTATACCGTCATATACATCGGGTAATTTAAGTCCGTCATATCTGGCACCGTTAAATACATGAATAACCAGAATATTCTTTAACATCGTGAATGAAGCCTGGCGGTCATTATACTGTCCCCATTGGCCTTTGAATGCTTCGAAATTCTGGTTACATTCAGGATCGAACCTAATTAACTTTAAATTAATATCCATATTCTATCCTTTGATAATTAAGTTAAATATGCACACGGTTCATATTGAATATTTAAAGACTCAATAGATAACGGTATCTTCTCGGTGGTAGAAATTTCCAAAGTAAAGTATTTACCCATGCCAAGATGCCAGAACGTTGCTGTCCAGTCATAATTGCCGACCTTCCCAAGATATGTATCGCCGTAGTCTGACCATGTTGCTCCGTCCCAGGTATATCTGATAGAAATTCTCGGGTTACCTTCAATACCAGTCTGACTTAAGAAATTACCAGGAATTACCGGATATCCTACCTGTCCGTTATTGACGATAATGTCTATTGCGTCGATATAGAACGGTTGATGTGAATTGGTTATTACTCCGCCTCTTCTCATCTTCAATATCTTTCTTCCGTCATGTTCTTCAAATTTATTCTCGTCCATATAGCATAATGCGTTATCTGTTCCGACGAATATACGGTTATATGCGAACGTAGCATGTCCATATCTCCAGAACCTCTGGTCATTATTATCGTCATAAGATGAACGTCTGTGCCAGTAACCTTCCGTAATATCATATACATATGTTATATCTGAGTCTTCGAATGTAATAGAATAGAATACGTGCTGGTTCTCTTCCCAAATTGAAGAATAAGCATTCTCCGGGTTATTAAGAATTCCAATTTCACGTTCTATATCATTAGTCGAGACTCTGGTCAAAGTCGTATCTTTAACCATGAATACACCATTCTCTCCAATATCTGAAGAACCAAGCCATAATACTGTATTTCCAAGCATTGCCAAAGAATTCGGTGCTTTAATTCCAATATTACCTGCAGCATTATCTGGCGAGCTGAACGGATAATTAATATCGTCATTATGACTGAATGCCTGCCAAGAACGTGAACCGAATGTATATAATTTGGAACCGTTAGAACATAATGCTAGAGTATTATCTGGGCACCATTCTGAATATATTGCGAACCCGTAATTCCAGTATTGCTCGGTTCTAACCATAAATACGTCGTAGAAGTCAGTTCCTTCTGGCGGTGCATCTAATGGATATTGATAAGAAATATAGAATGCGTCAGTTCCAGAGTCATTTACTACCAGGTAATTATAAAGATAGGCTATATGTGTAGGTTGAATTCTTTGATAGCTTTCATTGGCTCGTAACGGTAATTCAAGACGCCTAAAGTCATTAACCTGGTTAGGAACTGACAGTCCGGTATTGACTACATAACAGTCGAACCCGTCAACTAATGCAAGATGAGGATGAGACTCACCATATCCGGATGTCTCGGTCATATGAACTTCGCCGTTAACAGTATCTAGCTTTCCGATAACGTGAATATTTCCGTCTTCCTTAATTAAATATAATTTATCGTTATATACCGCATATAGTGCCGGTTCTCCATTAATTCCCCTAGAGACCCTATAAAGACCTCTACATCTTCCAGGAATATCCGCGAGCTTGGTCTCACCCTTAATTGAACGCATGATGATATTACTAGAATATTCATTGATATTCTGAACTTCTGGGTACATATTTAATGAGTCACCGATACCCAATTTGACGATATTACTTCTTGAAATTCCACCGGCTATGTTAGTTATAGTCTTGACTGCCATTATATACCTCAGTTATAATTTAGTTAAATATACCTACGCCGGCTACTAGCATGTCGCCGGTCATGAACCCGCGCCTATATGAATTTCTCTTAACCGGCTTTATATCTGCTTTCGGTGTCCTGATATTATCGATCATTACCTTGACGTCATTCTCGAGTCTCTGCATCTGGGCGTCGTTCATCCTAGGATATTTCAAAGCGAGCTTATGAGTTAATGCAGTAATTAAGAGTTCAATATATGCATCTGGAATATATAACGGATCGTTCATATCGTATTCGAACCCGCGGTTATATACCAATTTGAGGAAATAATTCATTCTGGCGACCCCTGGCTTCAACTGAATTAACCATTCGTTCTCAGCTTTCTGCGCTACCGTATATACACATGTAGAAATTCCGTATTCGTCAAATTTATTCTTAGGTTCGAATTCCAATGGACGATGAAGAGAATTTGGCGTCTTGGTCTCAAGATATAACGCGTTGATCTTGCAGCAGTCTTTAACCTTGATATGCTTCATATTGGTATATGCGAGCAATTCCTGATAGTCCTGAGACGGCGGAATTTCCTGAATTTCTTCATTAACTGTCAGGTCTTCATTGACGATATATAGCTTCTTATTTGCTACGACGAAGATGATATCATTGATATTCAGTTCTGTTGCTTCGTCGTCTAGCCATATATTCATTTCTATTACTGTATTGAAGATATGACGGTGTTCACCAATTAGAGAGTCGTAGTCATCATATATGTGAATAATTTCAGCATTCGGCAATATTACGGTCTCTTCTGTGAACGATAAGAGGTCATCGTTATTATACTTTGATGTTATGCCCTTAAGTAGTCTATATCCGTCTTCATAAAGAGACCCATCCGCGGGCTTTAATTGAGTCTCCAAATTGGCACGCATAAGTGCCTGATGAATAAGGTCCTTTGCTATGATCATATATTAATTCCTTTCTTTATATTTCTGTGAATAACCAGATATATTCTTCAAATGATGTAATTTCATATGTTCAGAACGAGTTAAGAATATGAGTTCTTCATGTGGTCTATTATAATATAAATTCATCATAATAAGTTCTTCTTTAGAATTCACATAACCATCACGTATTTCTGACCTGTGATGAATATCCCAACCTTTGAAATTATCGGCCTTGGCGGGCTCGCAGTTCTCAATTAATTCAAGCCCGCCAGGCCTGCAATATCTTTCTCTCTGTTGCCTGC